AGCAAGTGGAGTAACAGTTACCATTCCGTCAGGTTCACGCTATGTTATTATCTAGGGGGTAAATTATGCCAATAGTATTAAACGGATCAGGAACAGTAACAGGAATATCAGCAGGTGGTTTGCCAGATGGAATAATACAAGCTGCGGATTTAGCAAGTGGTGTTGGTGGTAAAATTGTTAATTACGCTGTTACTTATAAAACTGATACTGCATCTAGTGATGTTGGCTACCCTACACGAACTGGAGACTTAATATTTTTAGATTATGCAGCATCTAGTAGTAATAATAAATTATTAATTATGGCTAACTTATCTATATCAAATCAACATAGTAATAGAACTTATGGTGAATTGTATATAGGAGGATCAATTGTTACAGCATCTTTAGCTGATGCTTCTAGTAGTAGAGGGAGGTCTTCTTTTGTAGCACAGCCAAACAATGATGATGAAAAAATAATACTTATGCACCATAACTATTTACATGGTGGTTCTGGTGCAACTGCAACAAGTACAACTAGATATTCATATAGATTTTTTCATGAAAACACTACTGCAAGAACAGTTTATCTAAACAGATCACATAATGATTCAGATACTGGTGTTGCTGCGAGGTCTACATCATCCATTATTATTTTGGAGGTGGCAGCATGAGCCAGATTAAGTTATTACATAGCGGTGGTAATGGTGTTTCTATAGTTGCACCCGATAGTAACCCTGCATCTGATCGTACCCTTAAGTTACCTAGTGATGGTGATGGTACTATCCTTACTTCTAATTCTTCTGTAGGTAAAATTCTTCAAGTAGTACAAGGTGGTAGTAATACTGCTTCTTCCGCAAGTGTGGCATCAAAAGCAACTCAAGATACAGGTATTCAAGTTTCTATAACACCTTCAAGTGCTTCAAGTAAAATTTTAGTAATAGCCACAATTAGTGGAAGTGCAAGTGCTAATATTAATAATTGGGCAATGACTTTACAGAAAAAAACTGGGTCAGGATCTTTTGCAAATTTAACAGCAGCTAATGGTGCAGCAGATGGTAATAGGTATTTGTCCATATCTGGAACTTATATGGATAATATTTACTCAATGTATAACGTAGGTTTTAATTTTTTAGATACTGCCGGAAGTACAGACACATTAATATATCGAGCCGCATATTTTAATTCAAGTGGTAGTACTAGGACTTTGTATATAAATAGAAGTTCTCAGGACACAAACAATAATGATTATACAAGAGGAGCTTCTTGGATTCAAGCATTGGAGGTAGCAGCATAATGGCTATCTACTATAATTAAGGAAAAACTATTATGGCCTTAGATCACGAAGCTATTTACGAAGCTTACAAATCAGAAGCAAAACCTGTTGTTTCTATAGATGACTCTGCTGGTGCGTTTGATGCTGACGGATCTAAAGTCACTCTTGATGATGCAAAGGTAGCAGCAGCTAGAACTGCTTTAGATACAGCAGCAGCAGCGATAGCATATAAGTCAAAAAGAACTGGTGCTGATGGTACAACAGATACTATCTACCCAACAATAGGAGATCAGTTAGATTCTTTGTATAAAGATATTGTTGCTGGTACAGTAACTACATCAGGTGCTTTTGCAACTGCAATCAAAGCTACTAAGGACAAATATCCTAAACCATGAGTAGATTAGTTACCAACGCAATAAGAAGTACCGCAGCATCTAGTGATGCTATGACAATAGATAGTGCTGGCAAACCAGCATTTCCAAACGGAGGTGTTGGTAAAATTCTTCAAGTTGTTCACCAAAGCACAACAACCCATTTCAGCACATCTTCTACAAGTTATGTAGATACTGGTGTAACTGCTAATATTACCCCTACATCAAACACCAGTAAAATCTTAATAATGATAGATGCCCCTTGTCACATTATTAGAAGTAGTGGTTCAACTTGGGAAATGTTTATAAAAATATTACGAGATAGCACAGGTATTTTTGGCGTAGATCCTACAAGTGGAAATTATCATTGTGGAATAGGCGGTTCTATTTCTTCTAATAGAGGTGTATTTTCTATTGTAAAACAATTTATAGATTCACCAGCTACAACAAGTCAAGTTACATACAAACTACAAGTAAAACATTATTCAAACCAAACTTTAGATATTTCAAAGGGAAATGAAGCTTCACATATTACTTTAATGGAGGTAGCAGCGTAATGCCTTTAACACAAGTATCATCAAGACTTATAGAGGACACCCTGAGATATGTCTTAGGTGCTAGTGGTACAAACCACTATACGTTTACAGGTAAAGGTCTTACAGGTGCAGTCAATGACCCTACGTTAACACTTAGCAGAGGTCATACTTATATTTTTGAGAATAGATCAGGTGGACATCCTTTCTATATAAAAACCAGTATTGCTAATGGCGGTACGAATGATGCTTATAACACAGGAGTAACAAATAATGGTGGAGGTAATGGTACAGAAATAGTATTTACAGTACCGCATGATGCACCTGATACCTTGTACTACCAATGCTCAAGTCATAGCACTATGGCAGGGCAGTTAAGTATATCTGGTTCTGTAGCAGATGGAAGTATAACGGAATCTAAATTAGCTGATGATGCAGTAACAGCAGATAAGTTAGCTAACTCAATTAACTCAGCCATTGCAGCAAATACAGCAAAAGACCTTACAGCTTTAAGTGCAAGTAACCTTACATCAGGTACAGTTCCAGATGCTAGATTCCCTGCTACGTTACCTGCTGCTAGTGCAGCTAATTTAACAAACGTACCTGCTGCAAATATTACTGGTACACTACCAGCAATTAGTGGAGCAAACCTTACTGGTATATCTACTACCCCTGCTGACGGAAGTATTACGCAAGCAAAACTAAACTTTCCAGTTGCTAATCGTAATTTAATAATCAACGGAGCTATGCAAGTGGCTCAACGTGGTACGTCATCTACATCTACTGGCTATCAAACTGTCGATAGGTTTGTAGGAGATCATGGAAGTACAGATGAAGCACCAACCTATGCACAAGTTGATGTTGTTAGTGGAACTACACCTTACACATTAGGTTTTAGAAAGGCATTTAAAATTACAAACGGAAACCAGACAAATGGTTTTGGTGCTGGTGATTCTTTAAGAGTTGACACTAAACTTGAAGCACAAGATCTTGGTAATAGTGGTTGGAATTTTAAATCTTCATCAAGTTATATAACTTTATCCTATTGGGTTAAGTCAAGTGTCGCACAGGAATTTTTTGGTTACTTATACATAGACGACACTCCATATAAGTATGGGTGGTCTTTAGGTTCTCTATCTGCTGACACTTGGACGAAAATAACAGTAACCATTCCTGGAAATAGCAACTTAGGGATTAATAATGATAATGGAGTTGGTTGTTGGCTAAATTTATTAGGTATTTGGGGTACAAACTTAACAGCTAGTGATGCAGCACCAAATACATGGGCAGCTTGGGATGGAACAAAACGATCTACAGATCAAGCTACAACATGGTACACAACAAATGATGCAACCTTTGAAATTACAGGAGTTCAATTAGAAGTAGGCAGCGTGGCAACAGATTTTGAACACCTTAGCTATGGAGAGGATTTAGCTAAGTGTGAAAGGTATTTTCATTATTTTGCAGGCGATACCTATGCTTGTGCACATGGTTCCAATAGCTTTACTATTTTTCCTTTTCATTGCAAAATGAGGGCTAATCCAACTGTAGCTGGAACTTATACAAATGGTATAGGTAACTATTCTAATGACATGAGAGGTATGTATTATCATAGTGGTACAAGTGCTAATGCTAGTAATGTTTCATTTAGTGCGGAGCTTTAATTATGGCAACTTACAAATTTTTTAAGGCTACACTTGTAGATGGTACAACTACAGAAAAAAATGTAATTCTTAGGACTGATATAACTCCTAATTTACAAATACCATTTGACGAAGCAAACACCGACTACCAAGAGTACCTTGCTTGGGTAGCAGAGGGAAACACAGCCGAAGCTGCTGATTAATTACACTTCCATTTCTTAAGAGCTAATCCTTTTCTTGTTAGCTTACCGCCTTTACTGGTAGCACCTTTAACACCTTTCATCCTGGCACAAAAAGATTTACGTCTTTTAGCAGCTTTACTACCAGGTTTAACTTTACCTGTTACTGGTGCTTTTAAATTACTACCTGTTTCTCTATTAATTTTATCCCTACCTTTTTTAGTAAGACCACCAGTTTTACTTTTGTGTTCTTTGCGTAGCCTTACTGATTTAGCCATTAATCAGATATACCAAAGACATTACTTTCAGCTAATCTTCTTTGCACTTCATGTTGATAAGCTATATCTTTTTTATATCTAGGATCACTCATAGCAGCTACAACTTCTTGGTTAGATTTAAATACTTTTGTATTAGGTGTTGAAGATCCTCTACCACCAATTAATCTAGGTTCTACACCCATAGCATTTCTATACCTGGTAAACATTTCTTGTACTGCAAGAGTAACTTTAGGTATGTTTCTTTTTTCAGCATCTACAATTTTATCAAATTCTGTTAGTTCTTCTTTGTCAACATTACCATCCATCCATTGCAGCATTTCTTTGTACTTATCTTCACCACCTGCGATACCTACAATATCTTCATACTCAGGAAAGCTAGGATCAGCAGCAACTTGTTCTGTACCTTCTTGTGGTTTTAAACCTGCTAGGTAACTATCAATAAGATTTCTAGGTAAACCAGTAGCTTCTAGTTCTTTGTAATGCTCTTCTGAAATAGTACCGTTGTTTTCCTGGTAATACTTATTTATAGCAAAAGGATCAACGTCACTTTGTTCAAACAGTTCTCCTAACTTTTCACCGTATTGTTGTTTTGCTAGTTCATAATTTACAGAACCATCTTCTTGATATTCAACTACATCTTCTGTAGCAGGTTCTTCTTTTGTTTTTGCAACATCACCTAACTTACCTTCTAGTTCTTTATAACTAGCAGCAAGAGCTTCAACGCTATCAAACTTGCCTAAGATCTTACCATCTTCATTTTTGTTATCATCAGCAAATTTTTGTAGATCCTCTTGTGACATAGGAGGAGTTTCGTTTGACTGTAAGGATGCTTTCATAATTAATTAGCTATTAGTAATAGTATTACCATGTGCAGTAACTTTTTCAACTGGTGTTGTAGGTTCTGGTGTATCGTTTACACCTAGACTACTTACAACTGCTACTTCTTCTTTAGTGTAGCGACCATTTTCATCACGTTTTTTAGATGTTTTTTTAGCTGGCATTTGGTGTTACCTCGTTTTGTATTTGTTGAGCTTCCGCTTGATTTTTAGGATCTAGTAGTTTATGACCCTGTAATGCAGAAGGAGCTAGATCTTTTAAAAGTTGCTGTTGCTGTTCAGCTTGCAACTCTTGAGCTATCTCTTCTTTTGATTTTATCAAATTTAAAGTCTCAATACCAACACTATTAGCTAACCTTATAATCGCTTCGTCAATGTTCATGTACCTTCTCATAACATCTACACCTAATGCTTGAGCTATCGTACCTATAAACTCTATAAGTTTTGCTTTATCTGCATCCCTACCAAGACCATTTATACCTGTAACTATTTTAGGTCTTACTAATTTATCTGGTAGTTTTGGTGCTTTACCTGCTCTTATAAGTAGATGTAATTTTCTACGTAAATACTTAATTTGAAACTCACTACTTAATACAGAATAAATCCCACCTAAAGTAGCTTCTAAAGCATTACTCATTATTTGTATTTCAGTACTGGTTACACGTTCTGCATCCCTTTGTATGCTCTTAGTCATAAGGAAAGCATCTTCTAATCTTTTCTCTAACGTAGCTTTTACCCTTTCAGCTACAGCAAAATCATTAGCTTTATTAGTTTGTAGTGTAGATACATCAGTAGCAAGTCCTTCACGTACCGCACCATTAGGTGCTTGACTTACTGCCTTCGGTGAAGTTACACCATTAGGATTTATAAAATATATTGTACGTGCAGACGCAGCAGCACCTTCTACTATTGCTTGTGTTAATGCTTCTAATGTAATTAGATCTCCTTTATATTCATTTACATAAGACGTACCATAATTAGTATCTGTTTGAGTCCAACGTAAAACTATAAAAGGTGATACATCAACAGGAGAAATGCCATCAGTACCAGGTATCTTTTCTCCTTTACATTCTTGAAACCATACATGATTATCACCTTCACGTTCTAGCTTTGTATAAATATCTATTTCCGTACCATCCATAGATTCTGTATAGTTTTCTTTTTGTTTTATCTGTTCATAAAATTCTGGATCTAATGCTTTTGTAGATACAGATTCTTTTGTCACTACAGTTAAAATATTTCCTACTTCATCCCTTTGTACTACGTAGCGATCAAGATAATAAACTTTAAGTCCATCTTCTGTTATGTAAAGCAATACATTACCTACTACTATCAAATGCTTTAATGCTTCAAACATAGCTACTCTATCGTTGCTAGTTTCTATCTCTGCCATTATTTCTGTTTGACCACTCTTTTGTAGTTCTAATTCATCAATTATTAATTTAAAGAATGGTGTGTTAGGTGGTATTAAAGCCATTAACATTTTTGCTGCAAGGCTATTAGTACCAGCAGCACCTAACGCTTGCATTGGTGTTTTTATTTTTTGTTTCTTTGCAGAATTATTATTAAATAGACTAGGTATTGTTAACTTTGCACAGTCATCACCATCACGTTCATATGCCGATCTATCTAA